GCGGAAACGCGTAGACGATGGAAATGGGGTCAATATTCCTCAACTCGATACAAAGCGTTATCAACATAAGTCAGGACTGCGGAGACGCCCCCCGCACTTCACAGATTAAATTTCGATTCTTTTGAATCACCTACTTCTCTCCTATCATGTTGTCTAAAGTACGAGATTACTTTCATGAGCGCCTCCTCCGCCTGCTCAATGATCATCGTATCTTTTCCCAGAGTTCCGAAGACCCCTCTGTCGCCTCCCATCGACACCTCGACCCTGACATCCAACGCATCTATGACTCCATACATTTAGATTTCAACCTATCTGACGCTCAGTCCGATTATGAATCTCAATTCCAATCAATCAAGCACATTCTTGAAGAAAAGCAATCTAAACAAGGCTTTCCCGAAGAATTCTACCGCCTCCGATCCGACCCCGTCCCTGACACTCGAATCCCTCCAACTGGCATTGATCTCCTCCCGTATGAATACAAGTCAATGAACGTAGTTACTGCCACTCCCGAAGTTCCCGAAACCGGCTTCCAGATCCATCCTCGCCTCCTACGTCTGATCGAATCCCGCTATCCGCAGTACCTTGTGCACCTCCGCCGCTATGTCCGCCCCCTCGGCACTACCGACGCCACAGTATCTGATTTCTTCAAACCACAACATCCCATTGATCCCGTTCACCCCGCTCGCATCGCCCAAATCATGCCCATCCTTCTCAAGAAGTTAGACATCACCCCCTACCTACCTGTCCACTTCGTCGACACCTTGTACGACAAACGCCCCCTCCACACCGGAACCGGCTACTACAACCGTCGCTCCCATGAAACCAATGTCCATGCCATCTTTTCTCACCCCAGAGAATACGAACGCAAGCCCACATCCAAAGGCTATTATATTAACGCCTTCCTTGAATCTGCTCGTTCTTTAATCCACTGGATAAAAGACACGTCTCTCCCGTTCCGCACACGTCCAACCGACATCCGCGCCTCACTCCGCAAATTCTTCCTCGAACGTCCCATCATGCTATTCACCCGCAATCACATCTCCGACCGTGACGGCTTTCTCAAACAGAGACCCGTTTATGCTGCTGACGACCTTATTTTCCCTATCGAATCTATGCTCACTTTCCCAGCTCATGTTATCGCTCGCAAAATGTCCTGCTGTATTATGTACTCACTTGAAACCATTCGTGGCTCAAATGTCTATCTAGACAGAATTGCTCAATTTTTTAAGTCCTTCTTTTCAATTGACTGGTCTGGTTTTGACCAACGACTCCCCTGGGTCATTGTCATCCTGTTTTTCACTGAATTCCTTCCCCGTCTTCTTGTCGTCAACCATGGCTACCAACCTACCTATGAATACCCCTCCTATCCCGACCTCACTCCCGAGAAAATGTCCTCCCGTCTCATTAACCTAATCAACTTCCTCGCTACCTGGTACTTTAACCTAGTCTATGTAACCGCCGATGGTTTTGCTTACGTCCGACGCCATGCTGGTGTTCCTTCTGGAATACTCAACACACAGTTCCTCGACTCATTCGGAAACCTCTTCCTCATAATAGATGCTCTACTCGAATTTGGCTGCACCCCCGCCGAAATTGACGAAATCACCCTATTCATTATGGGCGATGATAATTCCGCTTTCACCCACTGGTCAATCTTTCGCCTGGAATCGTTCATTACTTTCCTTGAATCCTATGCTCTCCGCCGCTACAATATGGTCCTCTCTAAGACCAAATCCGTCATCACAGCATTACGAACGAAGATAGAAACCCTCAGCTACCAATGCAACCTTGGACACCCCCGTCGTCCTATTGGTAAGCTCGTCGCCCAACTCGCCTATCCCGAGCGTGGACCTCGCCCCAAATACATGTCTGCTCGCGCAGTCGGTATCGCCTGGGCATCCTGTGCTCAAGATAAAGTATTTCACGACCTCTGTCGCGATGTATTTTACGAGTTCCAAGACGAAGCAGCTGATATAGATGAAGAAGCGTATGCTCACATCCAATCCCACCTACCCGGTTTTCTCCGCGTTGATGAATCTGTTCGACAGATCATCAATTTCAAAGAGTTCCCCTCCCTGGATACCATTCACATGGCACTCCGCAAATGGAAAGGCCCTCTCGGATACCAACCCAAATGGGACCTGGCTCACTTTGTGAACCAAC